CTCGCGCTTTCAGGTATTCTTGCCGCCTTGCAACGTCGTGCGGCTCTTCATGGGCGTGTCTTTATGTTTTTGCTTGTCGCTTTTCGTTTTCGATTTTCATTTCTAAAAAAGTGGCTGGCAGCGTCACCTACCATTTAAGAGCCATGCCCACCACCCCTTAAAAATATGAGTATCTTTTCATCTTCTGCCGACCTTCCCAGGGGGGCGTTCACCCTCGCGGGCTACTCAAAACTTAAATAATTTGATATGATGAGAAATAAAAGGATTGTCCTTTAGTCCATTTGCCGGAGCCTACCCTCGCGTATCATCCTCTGAATGGTGTGCAGGGGATAGCCCCATCTTGTCGTGCGCTGTTTCCCCTCATCATCCGTCACCACGATTCTCTCTCTCGGCAATTTCCACCCAAAATTATCCAGCCAATCCTTGGAGAACATCGCCACTGTCTTGCACAGTTCCGCGCCGGTCACCCACTTCTCATCGTAGATTTCCGCCGCCTCCATCTGCGCTTTCATCACAGCGGCAGCGATTGCCTCGCGTGTCTCCTTATCCAGTTTCATAGATTAAGGATTGAGAAATTTGTTCACGAAGTATTGCTGACCTTTGCCAGTCACCTTTGGCGTGATAGTGGTCACCATATTCCCGTTCTGGCTATGCACGTTCTTTTTCAATTCAAAAAGACCCATTTCCAGATACTTTTGGCATGGTATGTTGTAATATTCACCGATGGTGCCGAGATAGTGGTTTTCACGCATCCAAGCAAAAAGGCGGTTTTGCCCTATCTCGTAGCCGTTTTGGGTGATTATCTTTGCAAGTTCACCAATCAGGCAAGATGACTTGCTACCTACGATGGCATCGGCGAACACCACCTTCGGTTTTTGCTCTTTCAGTGTTTCCTCTTTTTCTTTGTTCTCCAATCTGAGAACCTCCATTTCCTCCTCCTGTTGGATAATCATCAGAGCAAGATCTTTGCGGCTCACATTCTTTAATGTATAAGTGCCCGTCTTGCGGATGGAAGGAAGCACCTCACTTGTCACCCATTTGCGGAATGGTTTCGCGGTTTCGCTGTCAGAACGAATGATGGTCTCATAAAGACCTGCCTCAGTGACAAAACTTAGTTGTTGTATGCCGCCATTCGTAGGGGTGTCCACCAGGCGGACATCCTCTTCGTCGAGCCTTGACTTCACGTTTCTGGCGTTGGCAATGCCTACGGCCTTGCACACGTCTGCAAGACAAAAAAGTGGCTCTTCTGCTGTGCCTGCTGTTCGGATGGTTCCGAACTGCTCATTCTGAAAAATTTGAATTTCGTTGTTCATGGTTCCCAATTTTTTGATAATTATTTTGTCCTTGTAATACTGATGGAGCAGGATTGATAGTCGCGCTTGCTTATCCATTCACCTTTCCGTTCATTCTTCAGTTGGTTGCATGTCACAGTAGCCGACTGGAGCTTTGTCGGATTGGTCAGGGTGAAAATGCGCGTCTGTCCGATGTGCATTTCAAGCAACTCTTTTCGTGATACTTTTTCTTGTTCCATGTTCTTAAACTTTATTAAAAATCCAACACTTTTGTATTATTTTGGGGAGAATGCCGTATATTTGCAACCCATTACCTTTGCAAAAGTGGCGGTTATCTGCCATGTTTTCGGATTAAATCCGATTTTTAAGACGGTTTCAACCGCCTACGGCAATTCTTGTGCCCCATAATAATTTTATTTATTTATGGTGGCAAATTTAAGACAAAATTGTCTGACAGCAATTATTTTTCCTAAAAAAGTGTGTGATTTTAACTATAATTAAGAAATAAGTGTATGAATGAACGACAAAAACGTCTTATAGAAGTCTATAAGTTTGTGCGGCAAAATTATCCGATACACACAAAGACGGATTTTGCCAATGCCGTGCGATACGGTCGTACAAGTATGTCGGCTGCCTTGAATGGTAACGAAAAATATCTTACCGACCAATTATTCAAAAGTATTTGCGATGCTTATCCTGGTGTCTTCTATCTCGACTACCTTCTGACTGGCCGCGGTGAATTGCTTCTGCCCAATCCTCGCCCAGAAGGTGAGCAAATCAATTCAGCCGAGGAAGTATATACCCGCAATCTTTTCGACCTTGCCATGCAAGTGATAAAAGACAACGAAGCCCTGCACCGCCAACTTAAAGCCAGCATTGCAGAGCTTCGCTCTCTCATCGACCGCTACGGCCCCGTCCCCGGCACCGAGCCGTCACAAGTTCAAAATGTCATCCCCGAATACCCCAAAATGGTAGCCGAAGATTTAGTCAAAAAAGATGGTAAATAATAGCCAAATGTTTCCCCACCTCTCATGCCAAATATCCCACAACCCCCATAAATAAAGAAAACCCCACGGTTCTTAAAAAGTCCCAACGGGATCACTATAAAAATATTGGGGTTTATGCTGATAATCAGCACAATCCGTTGAAAAACAAAGGGAACCGTGAGGTTGAGAGGATGAAGTGGCAACAGGATATTATCGGATTTTATGCCGATTTTCCATAAATAAGTTTGCCAAATGTTTCCCCACTTCTCTGAGGGTGGGTAAACAAGGGGAAACAAAGGGGGATGCCACTTGCGAGAAAATTGTGAAAAACAAAAATCTGTGAACAACTAAAAACAAAAAAATCTTCAAAACTGAACGACCTATGATTACAAAAGCAATAGTGTTTGACCATCGAGGTAGGACGAAGCCGGGGGCAGAAGGTCCCGTCGAGTTGCGGGTGACCTACAACCGAAAACCTTATTATATTAACACGGGCGTGAAAGTGCGCGGTCGTGAACTGAGGGATGGGCGCATTGTGGGCAGGGCTGACAAGGCGGAACTTCAGGAACGTCTCGACTTGATTGTGGAGCGCATGATGCTGGCGGTGAACCGCTGCGTGGAGAATGACAAGCCCATCAATGTGATGGAGATTCGGCAACAGGCTTATAACATGGATAGCAAGTCTGCGACCGACATGGTGGACTGGATAAATGAGCAGATTCCTTTGCTCAATGTCAGTGAGGGGCGAAGGCGGCATTATGTGACCACTCTAAAACGGCTGAATGAATGGGGCAAGATGAAGGCGTGGAAGGATGCAACCATAGAAAATATTTTTCGGTGGGATTCGTGGTTGCACTTGCTCACTGCTCGGCAGTCGAATGGCGACATCCAGGCGGGCAAGCCTGCACCTCCCATTTGCGATGCGGCGGTGTTCAACTATCACAAAAGTTTTAAGGCTATGCTCACGCGGGCGGTGAAGTTCGGAAAAATCGACCACAACCCCTATGACAAGTTGCGTGGCGAGTTTGACCGTGGTGACAAGGAAAAAATCGAATATTTAACCGAGGAGGAAATTGCGGCGTTTGAGTCGATGCACCCGATAGAAGGCAGCCAAGCCGCTTCCGCTCGTGACTTGTTCGTGTTCCAACTTTACACGGGGCTGTCGTATTCGGATGCTCAGGCGTTTAACATTAAAGACTATCACGAAATAGATGGCAAATGGATTCACACGGGCAACCGCATAAAGACGGGTGTGCCGTATGTAAATCAACTGTTGCCGCCAGTCATCGAGGTGCTGAAACGCTATGGCTGGCAGGCTCCGAAGATTTTGAACTCTGATTATAACAAGTGCCTGAAGATTTTGGGGTGTGCGGTTGGCATTGAGACAAAGTTGCACTCCCACCTTGCCCGGCATACCTTTGCCACGCGGATGCTGCGGATGGGTGTGAAGATTGAGAACCTATCGAAAATGCTGGGGCACACGAACATCACGCAAACGCAGAAATATGCGAAGGTGCTGGCTCAGTCGGTGCATGATGACTTTGATATGGTGGCCAAAAAGTTGGCTGTAAAACAAAATAACAACTCTTAATTTTTTAGTGCCTATGAAAAAATATTTATTTTGCCTGGCGGCTACATTTGCGCTGGTCGCCTGTGAAAAGGAAAACATCACCTATGGCGGCAGCGATGACTCCGGCGTGGTGGAAGAGACGCATGTCGATGGGCAGACAAAGAACTTTACCTTTACGGTGAAGGGCGAGTTTGAGTCGGCTTCGTTCAAGGCCCCGAGGCGGGCTGCAAACGCCTATCTGAATGACAGCGGCAACGAAATGACCGACCTTTGGGTGTATGACTACATGGGCGGCACGCTCATTCAAAGCGTACATCAAGAGGCTGGCGATGAGAATTGGGGCAAGCCCAAGATGTCGCTGGCTTACGGCGAGCATCACATCTATTTCGTCGCCTCGCGTGGTGCCGACCCTGTGGTGAATCAGGATAACCACATCATTTCGTGGGGGACGGTGCGCGACACGTTTTGGAAAGATTACGAGGTGAATGTGGTCAGCACTTCCAACGGCAACCGCGCTGTGACACTCGACCGTGTGGTCACGAAGTTGCGAATATTGATAGATGATGAAGTGCCGGCTGCTTGTGCCACGATTTCACTTACTCCCGACAAGTGGTATTATGGTCTTGACTATGTGACGGGCGATGCTGTAACTGCAAAAAGGCAGGCCATTTCGGTGACAGTGCCCGAGTCGTATGTCGGTACCATTGGCGAGATTGCCGTCAGCGTCTTTGGTCTTTCGGGCGCAAATGAATGGACTACAAACGTGAGCGTGAATGCGGCTGACCTTGGCGGCGTGACCATCGGCAGTGCCTCCATTGTCGGTGCGCCGTTCAAGCGCAATCGCGCCACAGAGTATCATGGTTCGCTTTTCGGCAGTGCCGGCTCGATGGTGGTCAGCATCAACGAAAATTGGGAGGACCCGAAAACGGGGACGTGGTGAAACAAAAACCTCCCTGCCTTCACAGGTGGGGAGGAAAATTTGGCTTTGAAAAAAAATAATCAAGGTTCTTATCTTGATTGTTCTTTTTCGGCTTTGATGTGTTCTTGTTCTTCAAGCAGCATCTGGCTGAGTTCTTCCATGCCATCATCAGATGGGGCCGCGGTGTCCTCCTTTTCCCATGGGAACTTTATGAGGTCGGTGGGTCGGTAGACTCCGATTTCCTTCAGGTTGGCAAATGCCGACATTATATTGTAAGTCTGCCAGCGCGTGGCACTCCACATGTCGCGGTATCGGTTTCGGTAGCCGCGCAGGATGCGCCGTGCCTCCCAAAATGAAATGTCATACAAGAAATCTCGGCGTGGTATTCCTATCTCGCCAACGAACAACTGATAAAGGTCGTTGGCGGTCAGGCGTTTTTTTCGTCTGATGATTCGCCGGTGTCTTCATCCTTTGGCTCGTCGGCTGGCACATAGTACCATTCATTGCCCAGGTTGATGACATCGTTGGCACACTCTATCACTTCCATCGGCTTTGCATTATACATCATGTCGTCAACCGTGATGGGCGGCTCTTCGCCTTTGAATTTGCAAAAAGTATAAACTGCGGCATAAACGAGGGAGACGCGTTGTTCCTGGTCTTCCTTGTCAAATTGAAAGATGTTCTTTCCGGTGAGTTTCTTGAAAGCAATTTCTGTGCCGTAGCAATAAGCCAGCGTCACTTCCTTGCCGAGAATGGTGGTGGTCTTGGTTGTCATAGTTCCTTTTTTTGATGAGTTAATAAAAAGCACCGCTCGCCAATGGCAATGAAAAAGAAAAACAATGTCAGGCGAGCGATGCTGCTGTGGTAGGCCTTAGTCCGAACCGACGGTGACGGGGCCGAACATGTTGAGGGTTCCTGAGTAGGTGGTTTGCTGTCTGTTTTGCGCAGAAATCTGCAAGTTGGTCAATTTGCCTTGGCCTGTGCAGATTGTCTTGCTGATGGTGCGGTTTTTGGTGCTTTCTGGCGTTATCAGCACAAGTTTCCAGTTCACGGGAGTGTCGTTGACCATCTGGATGAAATCATCCAAATACAAACCGTCGTCGTCCGTGTAGTCGCCTGTCAGACTTGCCACAAGTGCAGTGAACTGAATGTCTCCGCTACGCCCGGTCACGTCGTAAGAGTTCCAGTTGCCTCCTGACACGTCGGTCGTGTCCTTTGTCGTTGAGTCTTCCGTTTGAGCCGAAAAGTGTGCGGTGAGTTCGGTGGCAAGAGCCACAAACTGATGTTGCGGGGTTGATGCGGTGCTCATAATCACGAGTCGCAAATGTTGTCCTTTGTCCATGTCTTCTGATTTTTACGGTTAAGAAATTGCCCCGGAACCTTGAAATTGGCAACTCACTTGGATTGTGCTTCTGTTGGAAGCGTTAATTGAGATGTCGTTTAAGATGGCCAAACCGCTTCTTGCAAATTCCGCACCCGCCGCTGTCCTGTTCTGTGCGCCTGCGGTTGTGGTGGTCTGGTCCCATCCAACGGTGGGGTAGGTGTCGGAATTGAACTGGGTGATGAGTGCGCGAAGCGATGTGACGGTTGCGTCAACATTGTCAACTTGCACACTCCACTGCTTCGATGTCATTTGCTCCTGCACCCAGCCTCCTTCCGAGTCCTTTGTCGTCGAGTCCTCCATATTGCCGCTGATCGTCACTTGGCAATTTGTGGCCTCCGGAATGGCAGACACTGATTGGTCGTCGCCTACAAATGCGCGAAAGTTCTGCCCTTTAATCTTTACTTGTCTTCCTGCCATATCGTTATATGTTTGTTGGATCGGTGAATTTCAGAGTGGCTGAGAATGGCTTTTTGCCTTCGTCGGCCTTCTCGTAGTTGAACACGACAAAGCCGCCGCTTGCTTCCAGCCCTTTCTTCTCTGCTTGCTCGCGTAGTTCCTTCACCTTCTTGGCAGCTTCCTTTCTGGTGAGGGCTTCGATGGTGACTTGCTTTCCTGCCTCGGCGGTCAGCACGTCCTTTGTCTTCTTGTCGATGTCTTTATCCATTTTCTTCAGTATCATTGTGTGTGTAATTGCCAACTTCGCACTGGTAATATAACATGATGTAGTGGCTTGGCTTCAGCATGTCATAGGCGATGTCGCTGAATGACATGTTGTAGTCGTTGGGCTTCAACGCCACGCCCTCGGGGTCTTCACCCTCTGAAATGAGGTCGTCCATGTCGCAGATGTACTTGTGGATGGTGTGCCTCACCTCGCTTGCTATCGTGTCCAATTCCTTGCGGTTTCGGGCGACGATGCGGACGCTGATGTTTACGTTGTCATCCTCCGACTCGTAGCGGTCATCCTTGGTGCCGGTGTCGTTCTTGCCTCCGTCGTTGTTCACAATGACATAAGGCAGAGCCACGTTGCCCATGTCAAAGTCGGGGTTTGCGACGTTGTTGTAAATGTCCCTTGCCGGGAGCATCTGCATCAATTCCGCATTCGACTTGATGGCTGCGACGAAGAACAAGTCCGTCGATAGTCCGCTTGCATTCATGCTATCAGTGCTTAATGGTTTTTGTCTCGTATCTATCCCCTGGGAACCGGCGCGGGTGGTCTGTCACGCTTCTGCTGCATCGCCGCCACCCGCGACCGGGGGAACTATGAATCCCAGGAAGAAGGTTCAAGAGTTTAGCCGTTGCATCCGCATCCGCTAACGGGGCAGTTGCAAGGTGTTGCGTCACGATAGAGGGCGACGGGCTGGGGCTTCTCTACATAGCGGCCTGTCATCAACCCGAGCGAAAGTTCGTTGCTGAGTTGCTGCGACTGCGAGAGTTGCCCTTGCTGCGAGCCGCTCACGGTGTCGTTGATGGTGGTAGTGATGTTCAGGTCACCAGCGATGCGCTCCTGACGCTCTGCGGCCATGTATTGGTCGTATTGCACGGCGAGGCGGTTGAGCAGGGCTGCTGTTCCGTCGTTCTTGGCATCAGCCACACGGCGAGCCTCGCTTGCCTTGGCGGTTGCCCATGCACCCACGCCGATGGCGGCAACGGCTGCACCAATCCCTACACAAAGACCTGCGATGGCGGTGCCACTTGCTTTCTTGTTCATGTGGCCGACCTTGATCTGTTCATACTGACTCAAACCTTGGTTCTCGCCGAGGAGGGCTTTAGCCTCCAAATAGTCTTTAGTTTCCATTTTCTGAAAGTTTTAAATTCAACATTATGTTATTAACCATTTACTTATTTCTCGCAATATTGGCGTGGGTTTACTCATTTATTACGGCTTGTGCCCGAAACTCGATTGTATTGCCCTTCCTGTCGGGGTGGTAGGTATCAGGGAGAATCTGGTATGTGATGCCTTCATCATCTCTTATCCGCGACCGCATGTTTATGCCGTTGCATTTGCCTTCGTCGTAGTTCATACGAATGTCTATGGCTGTATAGGCATCCAATGAGCCTGCATTTTGTGCCCTCATGCCTTTTGCCCATGACAAATTTGCCCAAACATGGCCGGTCTCTTCCCACTCGACGCCCTCGCCGTCGATACCGTATTCGGATGACTCGGCCTTCGTGCGGTTGAGAATGGTGATGCAAGTGTCGCGCATCCCTGCTGAATATCCCGTGCTCATGGTCGTGGTGAATTATAGGTAATAGTCGCGCACGTTGTAGATGCCGTCTTCGTCTTCAAGTTTGTTGATGGCGAGGTCATGCACAAACTTGAAAAAGTCGTCTGAGGTGCTTATGCCGTATTTGACAAAAGTTTCGCCATCATCCGACATGATGCCGTTCATTACCACCCAGAGCGCATAGCAGTTGTAGTTGCCTTCCTCGCTGGTGGGCAGTTCATTTTGTTGCATGGCCTTCTCCCACTCGTTGAACGACCACGGGGCGCGTGGTTGCATCTGCTTCACCACTTCCTCCGCCTCGCCACGGCTCAGGTATTGGTTCCACATCATCGCCTCCAGTTTGTCGATTTCCTTCTCGGCGAATGATGGGTTGTCTTTGATGGCCTTCTCCATGAGTTCGGTCATCACCTGGCCAAAGAGCATCATGTTTTTGGGGTCTTTCGACTCCGCCATGTACTTGTAAAGTGCGTCGTATCTTTCCTTCATGATAGTTCATTATTTATTTCCCGCATTTCGGACAGCCTTGTCTCGGCACTCTCGGCGTGTGCAGTGTCGGCACCTGCTTCGGCTTCGGCTTTGGCTTTGGCTGTTTCTTCGGGATAGATTTTTGCATAGATTTTGTCATATTGTTTGTCGATGATGCCAAAAAGCAATTCAATCCATTGTGCGACGTATGCCGCGAGAAAGGATGTCGCCACGATGACGGGCATGTGCCTGATGGCGGATGTCCATTCGGACGCTATCAATACCGCCAAGGATGCCCAAAAAGTGAGGCATCGGGAGCAGTTGATAACCGGCAGTTTGTACCTGATGATGCCCTCGATGGCCTCAATCAGTCCCATGTGGTTGACAAGGACTGCGGCCAGTGTCACCGCAACGACATCCAGCACTATCATCCGTTGCCCTCTCCGTCGGTTTCTGCTGCCGTTGCTGTCTCCAGACTGAATGCCACGATGAGGTCAGCCTGATTGGTGGTGGAGCAGCCGCACTGCACGTTGGCGGGGTTGACTGTCACCCCGGCATCGCCGACGGTGAGGAGTGTCTCGCCGCATGGCACGCACACGGTGGCCACCACTTTCTCGGTTTGCAAGCAGGTGTTTGGGCAGCAGTCGCATCCCCAAACCTGCTGATAGGTCACGTCGCAGATGATGCGTACGTCGCAGCAATACTGGCCGCTGTCGGGGATGAGGTTAGGTCCTCCGATGATCTGCACACTGAGCGCACTGGCCACGGGGAATCCCTCAGCCGAATTGATGCACATCTTTTTGTTGCCGCAGGTGTAATGGGTGAGCCCCAACTGCCACGGCGCACTTGTTGCGGTGGCTCCGATACCCGGCGAAAGGTAGTTCACTAATGTCTTTCCGTTGTTGTTCATGTCTTTTTGTTTTGCTTGTGATGCCGGCCTATTATCTGCACCGCCCTGCTTTTGTGCTTATTTCTTTCTGACCGCTCTTGCAGCCTTCTCTGCTGATTGACCAATCGGCTGGATGGTCGGATTTGTCATCCACTCTGGCGGTTCTGCGTCTTCATCGATTGGCTCAGGCTCCACATGCGGCCATGTAGGTGGTTCTTGCTCATCTTCCACATCAGCCGTTCCCTCCAGCGGGTTAATAAGCCCCTCTTTGTCGAATTTGGCTTGCAGGTCATCCACCTGCTTTTTCATATCAACGATTTCCTGTGTCAGAATGCCGATGGCTTCCATTAATTCCTCGGATGTTCTCATCGCCCGCCTTGCGTGCATCGAGGCGCACATCCATGCCTGCTGATAACTGCAACGAAAGCAGTCGCCATAGCATATCTTTCCTTGTGGCTGTTGTTGCGGTTGGTTCTCCGTAGGCTGCGGTTTTGCCGCAGCAATATTATCATTTGCCATTCCTTGCTATCTTTGGAAAATATTTCAAAATCTCATTCTTCACGAGAGCATTTCTTTGCCACTTGCCAGCAGCATCCGTCACGCCCTTGGCTGTCACGGCTCGGCCTTGTGCCTTTACCTCCGACACAAAAGTGGCAAGGGCATTTGCGGCTCTTTGCGCATCATCTTCATTATCGGCATATACCGGGATTGTCACGCTGTATAGTCTCATAGTTCCTTGCTTTTGTTATTCTTCAATAACCACTTCCTCGGTTTCCTCTGCCGCCGCCGCTGTCCGTGAGAACAGCCCGCGCACGGTGTTGAACGTATCCACCAGCGTGCCCTGGTTTTGGCCTATCCACCCCACCACGCCGTTGGCCATGTCCTTCATCTGCTCGGCCATCGTGGGCTGCACAGGATCAACATCCGGCATATTCTCCATTCCGTCGATAAGGAAGTCATACGCCTCCTTTGCCTTCTGGATGTCGCCCTTGTACGCCAGCATGCAGTGCTTTTTCATGCTTGCCTTGCTGCTCCAGGTGAGCCCGAGCAATACGTCCAGTGCCTGCTGCTGTTCCATTTCTTTCTTCCTTTTTGTGAAATCAAAATTCATAGTCCCTTTTTACAACTCCTGCATTATGGTGATGCAGGTTTACCTTTATATGTCCTTGTCGCCGTTGATGATCATAGTTGTTCTTTTCCTGTTATATGATTTGCGATTGTTTGCACATCGTTAACGTCCACTTTCCCGTCTGAATTGACGTCGGCTTTCTCGTTGTATTCTCCACTCATGACCACTTTCACGGATTCCGAAAGATCTTGCACCGAAACATCCCCATCACCATTCACGTCACCCAAGATGTATTCTGGATGGATGCCGACGATAAGTGCATGGAGGCTGCTGTAGTCTGAGGAGGAAGGTGTTAATGCCGTTATGTAGTACCAACCATCGTAAGAACCTCCCCATCCCCAATTAAAGTGAAACTTGCCAGTGTCTGCGTTGTATCCGTCGCAAATGAAAGCGTGGCTTCCTTTGTTTTTGCCGCCAAGAATGCAAGGATAGCCTTGTTTAAGGCTGCTGTAGATTGTGTCTTCCAGCCAAGCGGTGGATTGTCCCTTTGGGTATTTCCAGTTTGCCTTGATGCGGAAATGAGATTGCAATACCTTGGCAACATCTGATGCCGATGCCGATGTGGCACCTTGCTTGTAATCCGACTGAATTGACTTGCTGCAATACTCCAGGAGAGTGGAGACAGCAGCCTTTTCAGCCTTTGTTTTTGGCTTGTCTGCCGTGAGATGTGCATAGTCGAACACCGTGATGGGTGGCAATGCTTCCACCTTGAACTTGCTTGTCTCAGTCGTATATGCCTTGACAGCCGTGCAGCCTCGGTGGTATTTCTTTCCATTGTGGTCTTGGCAACCCCAATAATAAAGAATCTGCGCAAGTGCTGTGGCATTGCAACCTGTCAGCCATTTCTTGCCATTTAGCGAAATCTTGTCATTGAATGGTTCGCCTTGCGCCCACTTTGACAAGACAAGCGGCTGAATGGTCTTGCGTGTGGTAGCCTTTGCCGCTGCTTTTCTGGGTGCTTTGGCTGATGTTGGCTGCTGTTCCTTTGCTTCTGCTTTGCTCACCTCGTCTGCCATTGCATCCAAGAACTCCATCATGGCAGGTGGGATGGTGTCGGCATTCTCGCTTTCGCCTATGACCGCTGGCAAGTCCTCATAGGAGGTTGTGACCACGGCATTCCCATCTTGTGCGAACACATAGATGTTGCCGCCAATCTCCGTCACTTCGGGAATCGTTGGCTTGCCTTTGGCTTTACGTTTAGTGGAGGTGGCAGCAATGCGCTGCCATGCCTCCTGTGGAGTGAGTTTAATCATACCTAATAATCAATTTCTAATGGTTCGTTGGTAACACGTCCGTATTCACCTGCGAAATACACTTTCAAATAAAGCGTTCCAGACAAGGGTGAATCGGGATGTTGTTCTTGCCTAAGTGCCGCCAAATCCACATCAAAGTAGCCATTTTCAAGGTCTTCAACTTCAAGTCCATTAGCCACATAGACAGTGCCTTCGATGTTGCAAACCGCCCAAGTGACAGGAGTGCCATTGGATGAATCAAAAGTGATGTGATGTATTCCATCATTCAACTCGGCATCTACATCGGTTTTCAATATCTCAAATTCGGTGTATTCGGAATAATTGCCATTGCCATCCGACATCCTCGCCTTGTACAATCCGTATTCTAGATTGTATGATGTCAGGTCTACAACATGTTCTGATGTGTCAATGCTAATTGAATCAATTAGCGTGTCACTAGAAGAGCCTACCTTGTAGACCTCCATCGTAGTCCATGCGCCTACACTTTCAAGATTGTAGTTGATTGCTATGGTGTCACCTTCACGGAAGCAAGCCTTGTCTCCAGCAAAGCAGCAGATGTCGTTGTTGTAAGCGAATTGAGATGCTGTTTCATTGCCAACGGCAACAAAAGGTGATGGCTTATACTCGTTCCTGTATAGTTCGGTATTGCGATAGACAACACCGCCTTCAGAGGCCTTCTTAGACTCATAGTTGCTGGCACTCCATACATAGTTGTATGTTCCACCAGAACTGTTCAAGTGCTTTTTCCTCGCATTCAAGCCTGTCGCTTCCGACCAAGTGATATGCGTGACTCTGCCATTTGAATCTCGCTTGATTCCTGTTATCAATCGGTTATGCCCAGACTTCCAATATATGTCACCTATCCGAAGACCTTGGGCAGATTGGTCATAGACCTTGACCATGTTGAATCTATTGTTAGCCACCCATTTGTCAAGATTTGTCGGCCAATATATAGGCTGACCAGTGGCATATCCCGTGAGAACCGAACACACCACACCATAGTAGCAATCGCAATTCGTTCCATGATAAGTCTTGCCCCATGCCGATTTGCTGTTGGGGGATTTCCTCACGTCCTCCGTGTAAAGCAAAGAGTAAGGATTGTTCACGGCGGTCATGAAAGTGTGGATGCTAACGTCAAGACCGATGTACTTGTCTATTTCCTTGACTGAGGAATAAGGTAATCCAATTTGCTGAACACCTTGCCCTCTGCTTGCCAATGATATGTCTTCATCGTCTTCATCGTCGCTGCCTGAGTCTTCCGAATCCCTCTTGTATGGTATGTTACCCTTTGGAGTCCACACAATATCAGTCATTTGCAAGGATTTCAACATAATAGCCTTTTCTTGCTCCGTTGTAGGAATCTCCCAGTCGTTTTCGTCAAGATTGTGTGTTGTCGGAGTCAAAGGATTGGCGAACATTTCCGCAATCCTTCTTTCGGTCTTCTTGTTGCTAATAGTTTCAAGTGCAAATTCAGCGGCTTTCGCTCTTGCCGCTTCCTTCTCAATCATTTCAATGGCTGTGTTCTTCTCATACACCTTGCTGCCAGTTTCTTGCGAACTGCCGTTGAGTACAAGGAGATAAAGATACTTGGCAGTTGATGGTGATTTGACTTGCTGCGTCTCACCATCAACCATTACCACCCTTTCTGTTCCATCGCAAAATTGGGGGTATTTGTTGCTTCCATAAGGTGTTGTATAACCAGCCAGCCAAGCATATACTGTTGACAATGTGGTTTTGATAATATATTCCTTGCTTCCCTCTATTGGAACGATTACTGACTTTCCATCCCCCGTGGTAGCCCATTCGTTGCGGGAATTGATTTTCCAAGAGCTTCTTGTTGTAGGTAGTTTAATAAGCACGCTGCTGACCACTGCTGCTTCTGATGCCGCTTCTATGTTGTTTCTTGCCTGTTCTTTCTCTGCGTCAGTAAGAGACATTGCAGACGTGGACTTGACAAATTTCTCATTCTCCAAAGCCTCTTTGGTCAACACAGCCCTTTGGATGGTAATGCTGAAACCTGCGTCCCTTCTTACGCAGAAAAACATGTATCTTGTCGAAGCGGCGGCAACAACAAAGTCTAATGATGTCGCATCACTATATTGGTCTATGACATCAAACGTTCCTCCAACTTCTGGAACAGCATTACACATGCCTATGGTTTTGTTGCTGGAATTGTGGGCATTAGTGACTGTAATTCGATACATGTTGCCAAGCGTGGCGGCAAAGTAATACACCCTGTAATTCTGATTTGTTTCGAATGAACCATCTCTTGCCAACAATTCGGCTATATAGTAATAATCTTCATTAAGACTTAGAGCATTCCAACCGTACACATTCATGTCGAGAATTGCATCCGACACACCTTTTTGGCTGATTGGCTTGACGGTGCTACTTCCAAGACTATTTGCTATGCCAGTCAATTTTTCATGAGGTTCATTTTCATCCCAAATGGCACTATCACCTTGCGGGCCTTTGCTTCCATTCCTGATAGAGAATTGTGCAGAATACTCTCCTTCTCCATCATCAGTAGTCTTGATTGTGACCACGTTCTCGCCTTCGTCAACTTGTGATGTTTCGGTTTCAATGGAAACAATGCCATTTCCACGGCTTCCATTTTTGACATGGAAAGTTGTGCCGCTGGGATTGTCGGTAGTTTTGATGGTTACATCATTAACAGCCTCGTCGCCTACTCGTTCAACAGTTTCAATGGCAGTTATGCCATTTCCACGGTTACCATTACGGATGGGGAAAGTGTAACTTGCTTCACCTTCTCCATCGGAAACCATCTTAACGTGAAGGTAGTTTATGCCACCATCTTCTTGCGACTCTTCAAGTGTGACGGATTGGATGCTGTCAGCCTTGATGTTGTGAAAGTTGATACTCAACACACCATCACTATATGAAGCATCTGCCGATGCTTCGCCCACACCATCATCAGCATTCACCACAACCCTTCCGACGGTAGTGAAAGAATCAGACCTGATGACGTTTCCGTGACGGTCTTTAATTACAAACTTGCTAATTGGTATCTGTGTCATTGTCGTATTGGTTTTTAGTTTATTGTTGCTACAATCGTATCTCCATCTATCGTCAGTTCCGTTGCGTCGGTGGATTGGAGCATCAGCACTCCGTCCACGATGTCGGCATGCCCGTCGCTGATGATTTCAAGTGTATCATTCTCTATGTCAAAATCAAGACTATCCCAAACATAGTATGTTTCCACGTCAAAGGACTCCATACCTTCCATGCTGCTGTCGGCATTCTCGTCCACGATGGAGAACACCTTGCTTGCTTTCCATCGCCAGGGGTGGCCTTGGTATATGCCGGTCATCAGTATACCGTATGTGGTGCGGCTCTGTGCGCTCACCGGCATGTCGATTAGCAGGTCTCCATTCTCCATCACCTCATGCTGCACATGCTTGTTGCGCATTATCCGGGTGATTTCGACACGGAGATTGTCGATGTCGGCAAATGTCACGTTGTCGGGATTGCCAGGTGCCACGTTGTTGCGGCAAATGGCAATGCGGAACGGGTTGCCGTATGGTACGCGGAGAATGTGTCCGCAGTTGCAATTACAATTCATGTTTTTTATTTTCGTCCAAAAACAAAAATGAGGTTTACAGCACCATGTATGGCTTTATCATCATGTCGATGTTATATGGCACCAGCGACAGATTGATTTGCTCGCTTGGTGAACGATGTCGGACGCTGTTTTCTGTGAGCAGCAGGGTGGCATGGATGACTGGTGCCGGCACCTCGCCATCGTTGCTTGCTTTCAGATCGTCGAGTGTGCGGCCAAGCAGATTTAACACGGTTTTTTCTGCCGATTCGCCGTATAGGTCGAGAAGGTCATCCTCGCAGTCGCAGCAGATGCGTGAATGACTCTTGATGTAGTCAAGTGTAAGATATTCCATATCTTTTTTATTTTCGTTGGTTTTTGCGGTGGGGGTTTACGTCGTTTTTTCGGGTGCAATGCGGATGAGGGGAAATAAAAAATGGGATGCCGCCGCACCCCTGCTTAACCTAATAACCTATAAGACTACTATGAAAACACATATATGATAACATTACAACTTTCTGTATTCTGTGGTTGCATCGAACGACGGGCAGGCTTTGTTTGCGAAATCGCGGTGTCCGTGTATCTTTGCCGTCGGGTATAGTTTGCGGAGGTCGATGAGCAGCGATGCGAGTGATGCCTTTTGGTCCTGAGTCCGCGTGTCCTTTGGTGTCTTGCCATCACTGGCGCAGCCGCCTATGTATGCCACGCCGATGCTGTGCGAGTTGTGGCCAGTGCAGTGTGCGCCGGATATGTCAACGTCTCGGCCATTCTCCACGGTGCCATTGGGGTGGATGGCATAATGATAGCCGATGTCTGAAAATCCCCTGTTTTTGTGCCAGCGGCGTATTTCCGCTATGGAATAGTCGTGGCCTTCGGGTGTGGCGGTGCAATGAACGATGATTTCATTGATGGTGCGTTTTGATTTTTTTAGCCGCAGGGTGGTGGTCGCCACCTTTGGCAACAGTTTGGCGAGAGTGGCGGGACCGACGATGCCATCCTCTTTCAAGCCGTTGGCGGTCTGAAATTCCTTTACCCTCTCTTCTGTGAGCGGACCAAAGTATCCATCGGCATAAAGTTTGAGGGCTTTCTGAATTTGTTTGACCACTTCGCCGCGTGATCCGAGTTTGTATAGTGTCATAGTTCGCTGCTGTTTAATGGTTCGGGGTTTTCAGGCTCTGATGGTGGTGTCGGTTGTGCCTTTGGCTTGGGCGTGCGCTTGGGCTTAATCTCCCCGTCGGCTGAGATGGTCACGGGCTCGCGGAGTTTGCAGGTCGTGGCGAGTCCGCAAAGCAAAGGGCGCAGGGCATCCACCTTTCTGCCCAGTCGGGCGATTTTCATGTCCGTTTCGTTCTTCTCATTTGTGTACTCGATTTTCATGGTTCGGATGGACTCTTCGAGTTTGCCGAACCGCTCGCGCAGTTCATTGCGTTCCTGTTTGTAGCGGTCGCGTTCATCACGCAATTCCTCCATCTGCTGTTTGCGGTCTTCTCTGTCAGCCTTGGCATCGGTGAGCATTTGCTGATACATGTCTTGCAACTCTTTAGCCGCATCTATCTCGGCGGTCTCTGCCTCTGCCTTTGCCTTGCGCCGCATGAAACGCCATGTAAAAAATGCGCCACCGCCACCACTGAGGAGCAGCCCCAAAATGCTGATGATTGCTTCAAGTGATATTTCCATTGTTTTATGTTGTTTTATCCAAATGTCCAGTTTTTGCCTGTTACTATTGCCTCGTCTGCGGATGTCAGTCGTGCGCGAGCATCAGCATGGAGGGTGAGAGTCTTGCTGGTTTGACCTGTGAGGTCTGCGAGGCCGTTGATGATGACAAGCAGCGAATCTCGTGTAAGAGCAGAACAGTTTGCAAGGGTGATATTCTGACAAATGCCTGTGATGGTTCCCATAATATTCTCGAGTTTGGTGCAGTTATAGAATGCGCCATTTGAACCGCTGCCAAAAGACGTAATTCCACTCCAATCAGCAGTACCACTTATATTGAGAGTTTCCAATTTGGTGCATGATGCAAAAGCATAGGTCGCAGAACCGCTATAACTTCCTGAAGGCAAGGTTATCTCCTTTATCACACTATTACCACGGAAAATATGCTGAATGGCTGTAATGCTTTGCGTGCTGATAGGTGACAAGTCTGCACTTGTTAGTTTGGAACATCCTCTGAACAAGCCTGTAAGGTCGATGCTGTTTACCGTGATACTTGGCAATTTCACAGATGTAAGGTTCGTGCAACCTTGGAACTCTCCATTTCCGCTCGACACTCCAAAACTTGTCAGACCGGCAAAGAATTGCAACTCGTCGAAAGTCATAATGGTCGTGTAACCCCTGAATGCCGCTGCAAGACTTGTCGGCAATGCCGCCTCGCTCTTCGTCAGTTCATTTGCCACGGTATGGTTGCCCCAATAGTACAAGCATATTTCTTTTACCGCAGAATCCTCGAACACTATCACCGCCTTGGCCGTGATGGACACATTGCCCGTCACACTTGGAATTGTGACAGTGTTGTAAGTACTGTTGTAGACTGTGGATGTAATGTCCACGCCGCCCATGGTGACATGCACGGTGGATGCCACAATCTGGGTGCCAGTGTCGGCTGTTAGTTCCACGCTCAAAGTGTAACCGCTGACGACCGTGCCAGGGGCGTTGCTCGTCACACCTTCCAATTCTGTGGAGACGGAGAATGACTCGACATTGAATATCCCGCTGCTCTGCATGGTCAATTCATACTCATCATCCCAAGGGTGGAAGGTCTGTGCTATCATTCGCCACTTCTTGCTGAGGTATGTCCACAGCCGGGCATGGAAAAGGTCGATACTTTGTGCCCATAGGAATTTGCCATTAAGCACCAGCCGCTTTTGCAGCAGGTAGGGGTATTCCGTCAGTTTGGTGCTGCGGAGTGTCTCGCCTATCATGTGGTCGTTGAGTCGGTATAGCGAGATGGGCATGGTCACGCTGGATGACACCTTTGGGTAGCCTGTGGTCGGTATGGTGTCCGCGTCGCTGGCTGGCAGGAAGCGGTAGTCGGCATATAGTTCGCCGTTCTCGATGAACTCAAACTTTATATCGTCGATGAAAAGCAGGGTGTACTCGGGCAGTTGTGGATAGAGCGAACCGCTGACATTCGAGAAATGATATTTGAATGTCACCTCCACGTAATCGTCATTCACCACCGTGGTGGCCTGCACGTAGTAGTTCTTCACCTTCTCATCTTCCTTCAGTGCGGCGATACTGTAATTGTAGTTGCCGTTGCCGTCGTTGGATGACATGCCTCGGAATGACACCGCCCATTGGTCGCCAGTGCGCTTTTTCACATATAGGCGAATCTTGAACATCTCCGTGCCGCTCGTGTCAGTGCCGAAAACGCTATAAAGCAGTCCGATGTGTCCGTTCCACGCGATGCAGTGCGGGCCACGGGTGATGTGCCCGCTGTTGTCGAAGTCTGCATCACTCATGGCAGAAATCTCGTAAAGCATAGGCACGGGTTCGAGGTTGACAAAACTGTATCTTTCTCCGTCCTCTGCATCAAAGCCAGGGTAGGTCTTTATATTTACAAATGTGGTGCGCTCGAAACTGAAGTCAATGCGTCCGAGGTCGCCTTCATAGTCGATTTCTATGCCGGTGTCGGGCAGCAAGGTGTCCATTGTTGCATCATCGTCGGCTGGGGTGTAGTAGTCGGTCACGGCGATGGCAGACGTGCCGACGCTCTCGGCCTCCTTGTAGTTAATGTCGCCGATATGTCCCACGGCATAACGGCAATATGTGCCTTGGTGGTCGAAGGATGTGAAAACAAGTGCCTGTGGCGTGTCGTGACATATCCATCCGAAAGCCTTGCAAATGCCCTCAATGAGATAGGCGTAACTTTCCGGCTTCATCACCTGACTTGTGGGCGATGTAGTCATGCTGTGGTGAAAGTCTTTGTTCCAGGGAGACACGACCAAAGAAAAAACGGTCTGCCACAATCCCACGCCTGTGATGTCGGGGCATGTCACCTTTGTGTAGGTGCTGCCGTTGAGAACGATGTCGAGCAGTTGACCAAGCGTCTTTGTGGTGGGTGGCGTGATGGGGTTGAATGTGCGCTTCTCAAACAGCCCAAGCGGACTGATGACGGGGAACTCCACAATTCGCGGACCTGGCTCCAGCACGTTGGAGAAGTCTTGCACCTGAATATAGCCGTTGAAAACGACCACGCCGCCATATAAAAACTCCACGTAGCGGTCGAAGGTGCTGGCAGGGTAGATGTCATTCAGTGCGCCGTAGGTCTGTTCAATGACGCGGATGTAGCCGGTGCGATACCTCAGCACGTCATTGAGCAGGTCGTCACTGTCCTCCTCCTCATAAAAGAAAGGGTCGGCGGCTCCGCGCAAGCCCATCGTCACACCTTCCGGCCAGTCGTTGTCGTAGATGTTCACACGGCATGTGGTGCCGTTGCGCGATTTGAATGATATGTACCACCTGATGTTTCGTGCCATTTCAATGCTCCATTATTTTGTGGTAGATATACTTGGCTGTGGGGAATGCCAACACTCCCACAACTGCAACCGCCACGGCGATGACGTATTCACCGATGTAGAGGGTGTATCCGATGCCTCCTATTGTGCCCATGATGTAAGCGAAGAGGATAACGAGGTATAGGAATTTCTTCATACTTTTTGGGGTTTCATTGTTCACTTATTGGGGAAAAATGGGGTAGGGGTTTCCATCTTTGCGGACATGGACTTGGCATGAGCCAAGGCGGAACCTTGGCTTACTGAGAACCGACTGGCGGCATGATGGCACGGCATTTCGACAACCACCCAAAACAAAAAACCGCCACCCCATTTCGGGGTGACGGCTAATTACTACAATTATGGCGAGCATTTGGAATGCCGGCTTAGATGTCGCTCAGGCTCTCGTTGCCAATCTTGTAGAGTTCGAAGGCCTGGGGCTTGTTGGAGATGTTGCCGTTGATCTTGCTGGAGAGCTCGGTCATCGAGATTTCGGTGGAGAACACGACCACGGTCTTGTTGCTCTTGGCCACGGCTGCGCTGGTAGCGTCGATGGTCAGGCGAACGTCGCCGTGCTGCTGGATGCTCATCCAGTCCCAGAAGCCGATGCCGAGGTAGCGGCCATCGTCCTCATAGGTGGTGCCGTTGAGGGTCTTGTTGATGTGGCCGGAGGTGGTGTAGGGATAGCCTGCGAGCAGGCCGTTCTCGATGATGTAGCCGGGAACGCCGGGGCTCTTCAGGGTGGCCTTCAGTTCTGCCTCGGTCACCTTGTCGATGGTCAGCACGGGAGTGCCCTCGAAGCCCAGGCGGGCGATGTCGGCCACTGCCATGAGAATCTTCTTGAACGGGTCGGAGGAGAGGTCGAGGGTCTTCGGAGTGACGAGCGAGAAGGGGCCTTTGTTGCCGTTCCATGCGGCGTGGCTATACACCTTCTTGGCGAGGTAGATGACGAACGCCTTGCGGATCTTGAACTGGATGTATCCGAAGAGGTCGAAGGCGGCGTAGTCGATGGCCTTGTTGCTCACGCCGATGGCGAGGGAGACGCGGCGGCTGACTGCCTTCACGTTGTCGAAGTTGATGGCCTGTTCGTTGACGGGCTCAATCTCCCCGACTTCCTCCATCTCTGCATCGTTCACGTTGACGGGCCACACTTCGTCGGAGGTCACGCCGGTGAGCAGGGTCACGCCCTGGGGCAGGCCGAGGCCTTCGAGTTGTGTGTCGAGCACGTCGTGGATGTAGAGGTTGACGGCACCCGACTCGGTGATGCTGGTGCCATCGGCGGGCGACTTGGCGGCGAGGGTGAGCACGTTGTCCTCACGCTTCTGGCGAACGCCCTGGAGGTATTCGCGCAGTTGTGCCGACTTGTCGGCTGCTTCGCGAGCTTTAGCGGCATTTGCGCCAGCAGCCATGCCATTCAGCTTCGATGTGATGTTTGAACTTTCACGGACGAGGGATTCGTATTCTTCTTTCTCATCGTCTGTGAGTGGACGGTTCTCTCGCTTGGAGAGCTTGTCAAGCTCATCCAGCCTGTCCCAAATCTCGCGGTTGCGGACTTGAAGTTTTGCTTCTTCGATTTTCATTCTTAAAAACGGTTTTTAAGGGTTAATAAATCTGTTGTCTCATTCTTCTCAGTTGATGTTCTCTGTGTTCGCGCTCCATGGTGGCGACGCGCTCAGCCTCCTGGCGGGCTGCTTCGGCTTCTGCCTCGCGCTGCTTTTCGGCTTCCTGCTCGGCGGCCTTTCGTGCGGCTTCGGCTTCTTCGGCCTTGCGCTGCTCTTCTGCCTTGGCGGTGTCTTGCGCCACTATCTGCTCGTCTATGCGGCTGAGTATTTCGTCGCCTGCCTCGCGTGTGCCTACGGTGGTCTGCTCGTAGGCTGGGGTGGTGACGATGCTCACGTCATAAAGGCCGGTGATGCGCTTCACGTGACGGAGCCACACCTCTTTCCCATCTACGGTCTCGTTGGTGCGCTCGTATGATACGCCATTCTCGGTGTCCTCATAGTCATCCATAAAAGCGAATGACATGCCGGTGATGTCGCCACGCTTGATGAGCACGAGGGTGTCGTTGGCGGCGGTGGTTTCGGGTAGTTCGCACTCCGATTCGATGCAGTCCTCGCGCTTGGCGAGTGTGAGGGTGCCTTTGCCGTTGCGCCAACGTCCAAGGACGTGCTGCACCTGGTTGGAGTGGTTCAGGTTGAGAAGCACGTCGGAGCGTTTCAGCAGTTCGTCGCTGATGCAGTCAGGCTCCAGCACTTCATACACCACGCGGGTGGTGCTCCATGGGGTGAGGTTGACCGACCGCACACCGAAAACGATGGGCTTGCCCACCACCCGGCGGCTGTCGTTTTGCCCCTCACCGTCTTCGCGGACACGAAGCCCGCAGTTCTCGATGGGGATAAATCTTACTTGCTTTGTCATATTGCGTATGATTTTATATTCCACGTTTCATTATTCCTATGCTTTCACGTTCTGGGTTTACTCCGAACACGATGCGGCGGCTCTGCTCCATCAGTTCGTCCAGCGATGCCGTGCGCTTGCGTGGCTCGGGGGCGGTGGCCGTTCTCATCCGTGGCCGTGGGGCTTCTCGTTCTTTCATTTCTTTTCTCCTTTCAGTTAAAAATGGGCTGCGGTTGGCTGGTTTCCTGTCGCACAGCGGCGCAGCCCTTGGCAAAATTCAAATATTGCATTCTTATCCGACTATCTGTCTTTTTGCGGTTTCGGGTTTCCACACCTTGCACTCCCTGTTGAACATCATCGGCTGTATGGTGTCCTTCTTTTGCGGTATCGGCCTCTTGCTGTTGTGGAGATACCACTGCATGAGGTTTCCGTCGGTGATGATGTCCTCGCAAACGGGCAGGATGCTGATGAGGTTGGCAAAGAAGCGGTTGAGCACAAAGGATGTCACGGTCTGGTCGATGCGCTCTATCTTTCCATTGGTGGCGAGTGCGCAGAGCAGTCCAAAGGTGAGGTCGTTCACGTCGCGGTTGACGGGCGTGTCTCTCACCACCTCGAAGCATCCTTGGAACATTCCCCGGTAGTTGAAGTCGTAGCCCATGCGCTGCATCAGCGTGAGGCACTTTTGGGCTTGCTCCCTGGGGTAGTTGCGATATTGCACCCACACGTCGTATTCAGGCGGGAATGTGTCGCGGTGCGGATGGATCATCATGCAGCGGTCGAGGTTGCCGTGCTCCAGTTCGTCCACGAATGCCGTGAGGGGCTTTCTGATTTCTATGCTGCCATCGACGCGAATCACGACGGGGGTCTTGGCGTAGCGGAAAGGATGGAAGCGCACCTCGTAGCACTTGCCGAAGACTGAGTGGCGGGGCATGGGGTCGTGGACGACCTGCCATGTGTCGCTCTTCAAGTTCGGGTCGTCGGTCACAAGGATGTATTCTGCATCGGGGTCTTTCTCGCCGATTTCATGCACTTGCTCGTAGCCGCCGAAGATGTATGTCAGTACGGTGTATCTCATAACTGGTATTTTGTGAGGTCTGCTATTCCGTCGTATAGTTGTCGGTCCACGTCGTTCATTTGGTCGCCCTTCAGCCGCATATCCTGCACGGCGAGGTTGGCGATGGATGCCACCCGGCGCAATCCGTCATCGTTCACCACGTCGCCCTCGGCATTGATGCGGTTGGTGAGCGCGTCGGCTGGCATGAACTTCCTTTCCTGCTGTTCCACAAACCGCCGCATGGCTTTCTCGCTCAGGGCAATGCAGCCGGTGGAGCCGAGAAACGCGGTGGAGTAGTCGAAGTAGTGGGCGTTGATGCGGGCGTAGGTGATGGCGTTGTGCAGTGGTGTCCTGGGGCGGCTGCTCACATTCTTGTCAAAGAGGCAGATGTCGTAGTGCGGCAGGTCGGTGTTGTGGTCGGGCAGAAACGCCATGATGCGGAAGATGTGGTTTTCGTCCTTGGCAAAACGTATGTCATCCTCGATGATGAGCACACGTCGGAAGCCACGGGCAAGGCTCTCCAGCATGATTTCGTAATGCCCCATCGTGCAATTCAGGTTCACCTCCATGCCCCGCCACCAATCGTCGCACTGAAACGACGGGTTTTGCCAAATGTAGCGGTAGAGGTTGTTTCGCACGGTGATTTTCCATTGGAAGATGCCGCTGTCGAGGATGCCCACGCGCCGCAACTCCTCACGCATGAGGTCACGCCGGCGGATGTTGTCGGCGAGCGAGAGGCAATAAATCGCGTCGAAATGCAGTGCCCAGTCTATTCCCATAGGTCGCGGAATTTTTCAAGCCACTTGGCTTGTAGTTTGATGTCGTTCTGGTGCCAGGAGCCGCCGCCGAAATGTTCAATCATCGACAGCAGAATCTCGCGCGAGATGGCGCGTCCGTGGCATTGGGGTTTCAGCCTGCGGATGTCGTCGAGAAATGCCGCGCCCGTGTCCCAGAAGTTTTTCTTGCACGAATAGCCCTTGTGCAATCCCCATGCCCTGTTCGGGTCGAAAAACCTTGCGCCGCCTTCCTTGCACATCGGCACGTTTATCCAAAGCAGGTGTGGCATGAGCCGCTCGATGCGGTCGGGACCGCTGCACTGACCGATGTAGCCACAAGTGCATTGGTCGGGCATGAACATCCAATCGAAGCTGTTCTTGATGAGGATGTCAGAGTCCATCAGCATGAAGCCTTCGGGTATCAGTTCCCAAAGTTTCTGCACACACATCATGTGCTTGTCGCTGCCGAACCAGCAACCCTTCGAGCATCCTATGCTTTCGTCACGGTCGGGGTATTTCTCCAACTCGCGGTCGAGGTCGATGATCTGCCCCTTGCGGTTGTTGTAAATCTTCACGCCGCCTTTACCCCAGGCCTTCGTGCCTTTGCGGATGGGCTTGAATGGGCGAGCCTTGCTCAGTTCGCCGTTGCGGTCTATCACGTCGGCGGAGTTGTCAAAGATGACTATCTTGTAGTCCTCGCCACCGTGCTTGCGGATGCTCATGATGAGGGCGTAGGTCAGTTCTGGCGTGTTGAAATGGATGATGGCGCAGGTCTTTTGCATCGGCTTTCCGTTTGCGTCGGTCTGTCGGTTATTTGTAGGCATCTGTTTTGCCGTTGCCGCTGGTGTTGTCACGCTGTTGCTCATTTTTCACCTCCTTCCTCTTCACCCTGGCCGGCGGGGGCAGCACCATCATTGCCTTGGGAGCCACCCGGCTCAGGATTCCCCCCGCCGTTGCCGCGCAGTTTCTCGCTGCCCAGCTCTGCCAGGTTGGTCGAAACATATACGATGTCGCCGCCTTCCACGGCTGGCATGTCGTATTGCTTCCTTATCTCGTTCACCGTCATGGCACCCGTCTGCAAGTTGCGCATGTCGATTTCTGATTGTCCCTTTTTGTCGAACATCATCAATGGCAATTCGCAAAGATGGATGCGTCGTTTGCTGAAATCTTCGGGCAGGAGCAACTTGCGCACCAACTCGTTTTCGAGCAGTCGGCGTTTCGGCTGGATGCAGTTCATGAGGAAGTCCAAGCGGTCGGCCTCGGGTGTCTTGTAACTGCTGTTGCTGCCATCCATCGCCAGCGAGCGGGGTGTGTCCATCACTCGGCAAATCTCCGCCACACCGAATTGGCGTTGGTCGAAGAGTTGCATGTCGGCTGCGCTCATGCTGATGTTTTGGATTTTGTCAAGCCCTCGCATCGCCACCACGTCGTTTTGGTAGAGTTTGTCTTGTATCTCCCCGGCGTACTTGTCCATCGCGCCCTTGTTGAACATACCATACGCCAAAGTACCGGCACCGCCAGCGGGTTTCTCCTCACCGATGAGCAGTTTCATTCTGCCACCCTTTGCCGCTGTCTCCAGTGCGTTCTTGTCGAGGGTGGATGAGAGGGTGAGCATCTCGCGGGCATACTGCAAAGTGGATATGCCGAGGATGCTGCCTTTGCGCTTGAACACGTTGGGAATGTGCAGCACGTCTCTCGCCTTCACCGTGACGGTCTTCTGCCCTCCTGGGGCGTTGTAGGTCAGGTCGAAGGTGTTGTCGATCATGTTGTAAGTGCCGGAGGTGGCGAGCCAAAACCGCTGTGGCCAGCCCGACAAGTCACGCTCTATCCATGCGAAGGCGTTGCCGTCGGCCACCGTGTTTATTTCCACCTGCCGCCAGAAGTCGAAAGCCGTGGTGAGGGGATTGGGCTCAACTTGCAGCAGGTAGTTGAGTGCGCCGAACATGCCGAAGTTGGTCTCCACGAAATTGCCGCCCTCCTTGTCAAGCCGCTGGTATTGGCAGGTGAGTTGCGCCATGGTGTTCGCACGAAGCGACAGGCAGCGGTAATAGGTGGCGATGCGCAGTGCCACCTCCTGACTCGTAACATAACTGATGTTCTCGGCGAACGTGCCGGAGTTTTCCCCCTGGTTCGTCGGGTGGCTCGGGTCGGTGGTGACGGGTATGCCCGCCTTCACCTGCTGGCTCTCCGTCAGGCTCTCCCTTTTCTGAAACATCCTCATGAAAAAATTGTCCATATATTTGGTTTGCTTGTTTGCCCGAATTTCTGATTACTCCGATTTCTCCGAGTATTCCGATACTTCAATAAACCCCCGCAATCCCTGCGGGGGTTTACCATCAACTTAAAAACACTTTTGCCAAATCAAAACAAATTATGAAAAAAACACTTCTAAATCTCCGATAATGATTCCGTGCTCACCGGTGCCAGTGCGCCGCTCCCTTGAAATTGAAAGGAGCCAGTGGCGAGGTTTCCGTTGGTCGCCGTAATCTTGCACACCTTTAGGATGGCCTGACCTGTGAGCGTGTTGGCATTGCTTGCCGACCTGCCTCCTATCTTCAGCGTGTAGGTGGTGCCTTGGTTGAGCAGTTCGAGCATGTCGCTGTCGGCGAGCAGCAGATAACTCACGTTCACCGACCAGTCGCTACGCCCTGCGATGTATTCCTTCCACTTTCCGCTTGTGCTGCTTGCCACCTCTATCAGGTCGCAATCCGCTTGGATGTCATTCGACTTCACCCCGGCGATGGCGGTGCCGTTGCGATACACTATTATATAATTTCCTGTCTTTGCCATTTGCTATCTCGTTTTTGTCTTAACATATTCGCCACGGCCAGTCCTCCGACCTCTGTTCTTCTCCACAAGTTCGATGTCCTCACCCGCGATGCGCCCTTTTATCTCGATAACTTGCGCCATGCCCCCGAGTTGGCTGGCTACATTCCCTTGTTGCGCTCTGTTGAGGATGAGTTCTCCATCGTTCACCATGACGGGCACATTATCCCCACTGAAATGGTGCCCAGCGAGCAAACCGTTTGCGGCGTGCGCGATGCCACCCCCTGCAAAGAATGGTATGACGCTTGTTGCGGTGTTGGCTATCATGGCCGTTGTCAATGCTCCCACCGCCACGGTGTTGGCGGTCACCGCTGCCGTGTTGAGTGCCTGGCTACCCGTCGAGAATATTGAAATAATGCTTTGCACACCCTCGATTACGGTTATCAATCCCTGCATCACCGAAATTCCCTTGTTGATGCTGTCGGGCACCTTTATGCCCATTTGGTTGAGTCCGCTGGATATTTGCCCCATTCCAGACACGGCTGTCTTGAACTTGTCAAAGGTCTTTTGGAAGGTGTTCTCTTCTTTGTCCTTTTTTGTCACGTTGCCGGTCTCCACGTCGATGGCGATGGGGTCGATGCCGAGGTCTTTTAGTTTCTCGTTGATTTGCTCGGCCAAGTCCTCCCAATAGTCATCGGGTATGTCTATTCTCTCGCCAAGGATTGCCCTTTGCAGGTTTTCGGAGTCGATGTCGATGCCTTCCAATCCGTTCTCGATTTGCACTCTTAGCAAATT